GATGGACAAAGTAAAATTGTTCTTCGAGATGTTCTCGCAGCTCCCGTCATGGTTCACAAATCTTTGGATCCTTGTCGTTGCGAGTATATATGGTATAAAGGGAACACAAATTTTCCGTAATGGAAAAAAATAAGGAGATAAAAAATGGCAAATAGAAACTATAACACACAAGTTGCTCAACCGAGAAAAGCTTTGAAAGGCGGCGGTATGGGTGGCAGAACTGGAGACATGATGTATTCACGTGGTCAAGGTGAAAACATGAGATCTAGAAGAGTGCCAACAGAACTTATGGACAGAGGCGCTATGAAAAAAGGCGGCAAAGTTGGTAAGAAGAAACAAGGCTACAAAGCTAGAAAAGATGAATCTATCGCTATGAGAATCAAAAAGAAAAGAACTAAGAAGCAATTAAAAGCTTCTAGAGATGAGTCTTATGGTAAATTCGGATCTAAAGCTAAAAAATCTGGGAAGATAAATAGATAGTGAAGGGTCAGAAAAAAGTTAAAAAGGTAATGCGTGAGTTTAAAAAAGGTAAACTCAACATTGGCGGCTCGAATAAAAAAGTGAAAAATAGAAAGCAAGCAATTGCAATCGCACTTTCTCAAGCCGGAATAAAAAGGAAAAAATAATGGGAAAACCAATAAGTAAAAGTAAAAACCCTGGCTTAGCTAAGCTAGCAAAAAAGAAACCTGAGTTAGCAAAAAAATTTGGATACAATCCAAAAAGAATGGTTGCTAAAAAAGGTGGAAGAGCGAGAAAAAAGTAATGGCAAAACTATGTCCAAGAGGTAAAGCAGCAGCGAAGCGTAAATTCAAAGTTTACCCTTCGGCGTACGCGAACATGTATGCATCAGCTGTTTGTTCTGGTAAAGTTACACCTGGCGGTAAGAAAAAGAAAAGAACTAAAAAAGCTGGTGGAGGTTTAGTCGGTGTCGAAGATATGTCGACAATTATCGACATAAAAATCTAATGGCTAAAAAAGGACTCAGAGAATGGGTAAAAGAAAAATGGGTGGACATTGGAGCTCCGAAGAAGGACGGGAAGTATCAACCGTGCGGGAGATCGAAAGGGAGCAAGAGGAAGTATCCAAAATGCGTCCCACTTGCAAAAGCCACACGGATGACAAAAGGCGAAAAGGCCTCTGCTGTCAGACGAAAGAGAGCCGCGGGGAATCCAGGGGGCAAACCAACTAACGTTGCAACATTTACAAAAAGAAAAAGTATGAGCATGGGAGGTCTTGCGTAATGAGAAAACAAGACAACATGCCAAAGAGAAATAAGAAAAACTTTCGTCCTACAGAGAAGGGCGCAGGTATGACACGAGCCGGTGTCGCTGCCTATAGAAGAAAAAATCCCGGTTCAAAACTAAAAACAGCTGTGACTGGTAAGGTTAAGAAAGGGTCCGCTGCCGCTAAAAGGCGAAAATCATACTGCGCAAGAAGTGCAGGTCAAATGAAAAAATTTCCTAAAGCTGCAAGAGATCCTAATTCTAGACTACGTCAGGCTAGAAGAAGGTGGAAATGTTAAAAAAAGCAATACTACAAGCGTTAGAAGATAAATACCAAGCACAAATATCAGAAGCAGATGCAACTATTAAAATCTATTTAGAAAATTCTGTTGGGATCGGAGAACATCCACAACACATTGATGAAGTAGATAAATTAATTGGACAAATAGCTGAAGCAGAGGATAAACTACAAATATTAAAGGAGTTTGAAATATGAAAAAAGCAAAAGCAAAAATAAAAAAAGTTATTAAAGGTTTGAAGAAAGCATCTAAGTTACATGCTGGTCAGGCTAAAACTTTAAAAGGAGTCATAGGTGGCAGATCCAAAAAAGGGAACAGGTAAAAAACCTAAAGGCTCAGGTAGGAGACTATACACAGATGAGAATCCGAAAGACACCGTATCGATTAAATTTGCTACGCCGTCGGACGCGCGCAAAACGGTGGCTAAGGTTAAAAAAGTTCGTAAACCTTTTGCGAGAAAAATTCAAATTTTAACCGTTGGAGAACAGCGAGCCAAGGTTATGGGTAAGACACAAGTCGCTGCAATTTTTAAACGAGGGAAAAACTCGATAAGAAAGAAGGAGAAAAAAGATGGATGATCTAACTTTTATAACTAAAGTTCAAAAGATAATCAAAATGAGACACGACGATGTCGTGGCTGCAATGGTTTCTGGTGCCGTTGACAATATGGAAAAATACCAGTATATGTTAGGACAGGTACGAACGTACCAATATTTAAATCAGGAGATATCTAGCCTGCTAAATAAAAAGGAGCAAAAAGAAAATGAAGGAACAACAGTCGTCAACATCAAAGGTAATTCTACCAAATAAAGAATTAGTAGGTGTTAAAAAAGAAATAGACGAATCATCAAAACTTCCAGTGCCAACAGGTTGGAGAATTTTAGTTTTACCTTTTAAACAAAAAGAAAAAACTAAAGGTGGTTTATTATTAGCAGATGAAACAGTAGAACGATCACAAGTAGCATCAACTTGTGGTTTAGTTTTAAGCATGGGACCACATTGCTATGACAAAGAAAGATACCCAGAAGGTCCATGGTGTAAAAAAGGTGATTGGATTATCTTTGCAAGATATGCAGGATCACGAATTAAAATAGATGGGGGTGAGATAAGACTTCTCAATGATGATGAAGTTTTAGCGACCGTGGAAAACCCTGAAGATATATTCCACGAATTTTAATCATAGAGGAGAAAAACTATGCCAGATGAAGACAAAACAGTTGATATCGATACTTCCGGTCCAGAAGTAGATGTTAAACTGCCAGAACAAAAACAAGAGGACAAAACATATGAAAGTAATGAAGACAATACTATCACCGTTGACACATCTAAGGAATCTAATGAGCAGTCTGATGTTCGAGATCAAAAGAACGAGGGCGGTGAGGTTACACAGGAAGCTGACAAAGCTGAAGGTGATCAACAACAAGATAACACTAAAGCAGTTGAAGAATATTCTGAGGGAGTCAAAAAAAGAATAGCTAAGCTAACTAAAAAAATGCGTGAAGCTGAAAGACAAAAAGAAGAAGCTTTACGTTATGCTGACAGTGTTAAAAGAGAACGAGATAAATTTAAAACCCAAGCGTCATCTTTAGATAAAGATTACACTACTGAAATGGAGAGTAGGATTAGTTCTTCTCTCGCAGCTGCTCAGGCTAAATTAGCTGCGGCTAGAGAATCACAAGATTCAAAAGCGGAAGTAGAGGCTCTTACTGCTATTTCTCAGTTGGGTTATGAACAAGGTAAATTAGCTGAACTTAAATCTGCACAAGCAGTGGAAGACAAAGCAGCTGATCAAAAACCTACATTGCAACCTCGACAACAAACAAGACCTGCTCCAGACCCTAAAGCTGAGTCGTGGGCAGAAAAGAATGACTGGTTTGGTACAGATAATGCAATGACATACACAGCATTTGATTTACATAGGAAACTTACTGAAGAAGAGGGTATGGATCCTAAGTCAGATGAATATTATGCTGAAATTGATAAAAGAATGAGACTTGAATTTCCGCATAAATTTGATAAACAAGTAGGAACGACCAGTAAGCCTACACAAAACGTTGCATCTGCGACGCGTAGTGCCAAACAAGGTCGCAACACTAAAAGCGTGAGACTCACATCTTCTCAAGTAGCAATTGCTAAAAAATTAGGTGTGCCATTAGAAGAGTATGCGAAACAACTTATGAACACGAAGGAGGTATAGGCATATGAAAAAAGAACAACCAACTCGTGCGAGTCAAACTAAAAAAAGCGATTCAACGAAAGTTGAAGCAAAAGCTAAGAAGGTTAAACCTAAAGTTAAACCTAAAGTTTGGGCTCCACCATCGTACTTAGATACGCCCAACGCGCCGAATGGCTATAGACACAGATGGGTCAGGATAGAAATATTAGGGTTCGTCGACACTAAAAATGTTCAAGGTAGATTAAGATCTGGCTATGAACTTGTTAGAGCAGATGAATATCCCGAACAGGACTTTCCCATAGTTCAAGACGGCAAATACGCAGGGGTGATCGGGCACGGAGGCCTTGTGCTGACAAGGGTACCAGAAGAGATCGCGAAACAGCGTACTGATTATTATATGACTCAGGCGCAGGATCAAATGACGGCAATCGATAACGATCTACTGAAGGAACAGCGTAAGGGAATGCCAATCGAAATAGATAGGGATTCTCGTGTAACCTTCGGTGGCAAGAAAAGTTAATTTTTTAACAATTCAAACCAGCGAATAAATAAACCGTACTGGAGGCCCGCAAGGGCAGGTACACTAAGGAGAAACAACTATGGCTAATAGTTCATCAACTGGTTTCGGATTGAGACCAATTAAGATGTATGGCAATGGTTATGAAAACATGGGTTTAGGTGAATACCCTGTTGCAGCATCCTCTGACGCTATCTACAACCAAGATTTGGTTTGTCAGGCAGCGAGTGGATTTGTAATAGTAGGTATAGCTGGTACTGAAGATATTATCGGCTCACTTAACGGAGTTTTCTATACTGATGCTACTACAGAAAAGCCAACGTTTCAGAACTACCTACAAGGTAGTAATACTGCATCAGACATCGTTGCATTAGTTAACGATAGTCCGATTCAACAGTATGAAATCAGAAGTAACAACACTGGTGCTTCTGCTCAAACTGACGTTGGAAATACTGCTGACATAGCGTACTCAGCTGGTGGAACACCAAATTATATATCTGGTGCTACACTTGACGATAGTACGTTAGGAACTTCAGCTCAACAACTAAAAGTAATCGGTGTCTCGAGAGACCCTGAAAATAATGACTTAACATCTGCAAATGTAGTATGGAGAGTTGTTATTAATCAGTCGTTCTTTTTAGACTCTGATGGGGTATAATAGGAGTAATTAAATTATGGCTATATCACGTAATCAACTAGTCAAAGAACTAGAGCCAGGTTTGAATGCCCTATTCGGCCTGGAGTATAAACAGTATGAACAAGAACATGCTGCGATATACACAACAGAGTCATCTGACAGAGCTTTCGAAGAGGAAGTTATGTTGTCAGGTTTCGCTCAAGCACAAGTAAAACCAGAAGGTTCAGGTGTTGTTTATGACAAGGCTCAAGAAACTTTCACAGCTAGATACACTAACGAAACAATTGCGTTAGCGTTTGCTATCACTGAGGAAGCTATTGAGGATAACTTGTATGACAGACTTGCTTCTAGATATACAAAAGCTTTAGCAAGATCTATGGCTCAAACTAAACAAGTTAAAGCAGCTGCGCCATTTAACAATGGTTTACCTGGAGGAACTTTCAATTCAGGTGACGGTGTAACTTTATTTAACACTGCGCACACAACTATTGCTGGATCTTTCAGCAATACTTTAGCTACTGCTGCGGATTTAAACGAAACTTCATTAGAACAAGCAATGATCGATATCAACGCTTTCACTGATGAAAGAGGTTTAAAAATCGCTGCTAAAGCTCAAAGAATGATCATTCCATCTGCACTACAATTCACAGCTGAAAGACTTATGGCTTCTGCTGGTAGAGTTGGTACTGCTGATAATGATATCAACGCGTTAAGATCTATGGGTATGATTCCTGGAGGATATTCAGTGAACCACTACTTAACAGACACAGATGCGTTCTATCTAATCACAGATGTGCCTAATGGTATGAAGCATTTCGAAAGAGCTCCATTGACTACAAAAATGGAAGGTGATTTCGATACTGGAAATGTAAGATACAAAGCTAGAGAAAGATACGTCTTCGGCGTTTCTGATCCTAGAGGTGTTTTTGCATCACCAGGTGCTTAACAAATAATTTTGAGGCGGGACACAATCCCGCCTCATTGTTTAAATAGAAAGGAAAAATGCACCCTAAAAAATTCCTCGTAAAAATATATGCGTATCAATATGGTACAGAATTTGCTATAGAAAGCCTCGATGGCCCATTAGACATAGAAAATGCTATCATTGACAAATTAGGAAAAAATGATACAAAATGGGAGTATCTTGGAGAAATGAATGATCCCAAGATAAATAGAATAACCTATGAGGAGGTTATTGATGGAGGAGATGATGTTACATCTACAGGACCTTTACACGAAGAAAAAGGGTCTGGACCTAGAATGGGAGCAGGAGCATCTCAAGGAGGGTAGGTATACCCTTAATATGGTTAAGATTGACAGAAAAGTCAAAGAAGTTCTTACCCATATAAGAGCAGCAGAAGCTAAAAAAGCTCACTTGGAAAATAAAGTTGAGGATGCAGCTCCACAAGTTTCAGTAGCTACTTAATAAAAAGCTACATCGTTGGAAAATTCCGATCCACATTACAGGCTCTCTTGCGCTCTAATCAAAACTGTTGTATAAAAAACACACTAAGATTATTAAGACATAAATTGGTTATTCTTTTCTTAGTAAGAATAGCTGGCGCGAGGAGGCGCTGATTATATGACAACACACTTTTCAAATGGAGTAACAAACGTAAGAGGAAAAGACGGAGCAAGTTCCGTATTTAGTGGTATTAAACAACCTCTTATAACAGGAGGATACGAACAAGAACAAGCGTATCAAAATGACTTTTCAATCTACAATGCATCAGATTGGTCAGTCACATCAACAGGTGGTTCTGACTTTCAACTAGCAGAATATGCTGGTGGATGGTTAAGACAAGGAGATAATGCTCCTGCCGCTGGTGAGATTCAAGGTATTGCTGGACCAGAAGTTTGGCAATTCAACGCAAACCAAAAATGGTGGTTTGAAACTAGCATGGCAGTCACTGATGTAAGTGATTTAAACACTTGGGTAGGATTTGCTCAAGATGGTTATGCAGATTCTGACACTTTACCAACTGATGGTATTGGGTTCTCACACTTACAAGATACAACTACAATTCAATTCGTTTCTAGAAAAAACGGAGCTGGTGTATCTTTTGATATGTTGAGTTCAGCAGGCGGATCAACTTTTACTTTAGAAGATTCATCTGTTCCAACACAAACAGCTACAGTTCAAGCAATTCCAAATAACTCAGTTAGATTAGGTTTTGTTTATCAACCTGCTGGAAGTGAAGTTGGTGTTACTGCGAATCAATTTAAATTGTACTTAAACGGAAATCCTGTTGGAGTACAAGCAGCTACGACTGTGCCTGATGATATTGCATTAGAAATGAATATTATGGGTGCACACAAAGGTACAAACGCTAATCACTTAGTTGTTGACTACTTTAACACGTTCCAATCTAGAGTGGCTGGAACAGGCGTAAGCGCATAATACAAATAATTAAAGTGCTCCTTCGGGAGCACTTTTATAAGGAGAAACATTATGGGAATAGGTGGCGGTGGCACTTTTACAAGTGACCAAACAACATTACAAAAAGATACCGGTGCAATCTCAGTATTGAGAGCGGCTAGAACAAGAGTCACTTCTATCCAAGGTAGAGGTGAAGCAGGTTCAGTTTTACTATTACATGATTCAGCTACAACAAGTGGAGCTGGAGCTGGTAATTTAAAAGCGACATACAAATACGACACTGAAGGATTATCAGTGTACATTCCAGGTTCTGGAATCTTGTTTAAAGATGGAGTTTGTGCAACATTAACACAAACAGGCGGAACTGACGGAAGCGTTACACTAACTATCACAGGAGCGTAACATGGCGAACACTACTTCGGGTTCTTATGTTTTCGATAAGAACTTTCAGATAGATGAAATAATCGAAGAAGCCTATGAGAGAATAGGTATGCAAGGAGTGGCTGGCTATCAATTAAGAACAGCCAGAAGATCTTTGAATATCATGTTTCAAGAATGGGGTAATCGAGGACTGCACTATTGGGAAGTAGCAAATAATTCAATAACTTTAGTAGATGGCCAATCTGAATATACCATGTTCCGATCAGAAAGTGATGGTACTTCAGATGCCACTGCTGTTTATGGTGTTGATGATGTTTTAGAAGCCAATTATAGAAACTCTTCTAATGTAGATTCACCATTAACAAAAATAAGCAGATCACAATATTCTGCTTTTTCAAATAAGACTGATAAAGGAACTCCAACTCAATATTGGGTTCAAAGATTCATAGATAAAACAACAATAACATTGTATCTAACACCAGGTTCGTCTCAAGCAGGCGACACTATAAATTATTATTATGTAAGAAGAATCCAAGATGTTGGAGATGCTTACACAAACGCTACAGATGTACCATATAGATTTGTTCCTTGTATGGCTTCTGGTTTAGCATATTACTTAGCTATTAAATATGCACCACAAAGAGTTCAAGAATTAAAATTATTATATGAAGATGAGTTACAAAGAGCATTATCAGAGGATGGTTCTCCAGTAAGCACTTACATAAGTCCTAAAGTATATTATCCGGAGATTGGTTAATGGGTAATTTTGCTTCAGGTAAACATGCATATATGATCTCAGATAGATCTGGGATGAGATTTCCATATACAGAAATGGTTCAAGAATGGAATGGAGCATGGGTTCATATTTCAGAGTTTGAAAAAAAACAGCCTCAACTTCAACCAAGACCAACAACAGCAGATCCACAGGCTTTGCAACATGCAAGACCAGCAAGAGAAGCATTACCAACTCCTGCTGCTTTAAGAACAAATCCTTTTACAACTACATCTGCATCTACTTCAGTTACTGTATTAACATCGGATGACATACCACTTGATGACACAAATCCATTTAAAACAAATGATGCGATAAGGTTTTATGAAGTTAAATCTCCAGTTGGAGGTGTGTCTGTAGACAGGTTTCAAATGGAAACTACTTTAAATGGAGATATTTCTGCGTCTGCCACTACTATAACTTTGACAGATGCAACTAATTTTCCAACTAGTGGTTTTATTGTAATAGAAAAAACTAATGAAGATTCTACTTCTGCAACTTTTGGAGAGTATCAAGATGAAACAATTCAATACACGGGTAAATCAGGAAACGATTTAACAGGGTGTACACGAGGTACATCAGCACCAACATATGGCAAAACTTACAAAAAAACTGTTGCGACCACTCACAATTCAGGTGCAAAAGTTTTTGGATCGTATACAATAACACGAGTTGTTAAGAGCGCTACGAATGATGCTGGCTCATCACAAAACTATAGCAATAGTTTTACTTTTGATTTAGCTGCAACTGCATCGAGTGCGGAAACCGGAGGAGGATTTTTTGTGTTTGCAGGACCTGTAAACCAAAGAGCATAACATGTCAGGAATAAGTTATTCAGATTTAGTTACAAATATTAGAAACTACACAGAAGTAGATGACACTGTTTTAACAACTGCTGTGTTAGAGAATATAATTTTAAATGCTCAGCAAAGAATATTTTTAGATATTCCGATGGACTCTGACAGGCATGCATCACAAGGTACGTTTGTTGCAGATGATAATACTATTAATGTTCCTGCAGGAGCATTTTTTATAAGAGGTATTGAAGTATTTAATTCTACTGCTAACACAAATGGAGCTGGTCAATGGTTAGAGAAAAAAGATCAGACATATATCTCAGAGTATGTAGGAAAATTAACAGGACCAGAAGGATCTCAAACAGGTCAAGACGTTACTGGTTTGCCTAAGTATTACGCTATGTTTGGTGGAGCTACAGGGCTGAGTTCAACTACTTCTGGAGGTATCTACGTGGCACCTACACCAGATGCTAATTACTTATTTAATATATATTATAACAAAATGCCTAATACTTTAGAGTCTGGTAATCAAACTAACTATGTTAGCCAGTATTTTCCACAGGGGCTTTTATATGCATGTCTAGTAGAAACATTTGGATTTTTAAAAGGTCCAATGGATATGTTGACATTATATGAAAATAAATATAAACAAGAGGTACAGAAGTTTGCGGGAGCGCAAATTGGTAGACGAAGAAGAGACGACTACACTGATGGAACAGTCAGAATACCAGTCAAATCTCCGTCTCCGTAATAAGGAGAAAATACTATGGCGATATCATCAGCAATATGTTCAAGCTTTAAACAAGAGCTTTTACAAGGTAAGCACAGTTTAGATACTTCTGGAAACGGAGGGGACACATTTAAACTTGCAATGTATACTAGCTCTGCATCTTTAGACGCTACTACAACTGCTTACGCAACAGGAAACGAAATATCTGGATCTGGTTATTCTGCGGGAGGAGCCACTCTAACTAACACAGGAGTTGGTTTAACTTCTACTACTGCGTTCACAGATTTTTCTGACATAAGTTTTACTAGTGCTTCATTCACAGCTAACGGTTGTTTAATTTACAACACGACTACAGCTGGAGGATCTGGTACTACAAATGCGGTGTGTGTAATAGCTTTCGGAGGAGACAAAACAGTTTCTTCAGGAACTTTTACAATTCAGTTTCCAACAAACGATTCTAGTTCAGCTATCATCAGACTGACGTAAGGAGGTAAATCCTTATGGCAACTTACAACATCACGGTTGCGAGTGGCAGTCTCTATGGTGGTGGAACGGGAAATGTTTTTTATATCGATGATGTAAGAAATTCTTCTGGTCCCGGTACTTTTAATTGGAATGCAGATACTGTTTTAAGGTTTGATCAAAGTGACTCGACAAACGATGGTCACCCATTAATTTTTTCTACGAGCACAAGCACGGGTGGAATTATTTCATCGGGTGTTACGTATTATTTAGATGGCGCAAGCAATCAAGCTGCGTACACCAACACAACAACATTTAACGCCGCTTCAGAAAGATACATCGAAATAGATTTATCCACTCAATCTAATTTTTACTACCTATGTTGGGTTCATGGAATCGGCATGGGTGGAAGAATGTTAAAAAATTCTGACCGAACATATACGGTGACAGTTGCATCTGGAACTTTATATGTTACAGGAGGAACTGGTAATGTATACTACCTTGATGGCGCACGTAACATGGATGTTAAGTGGGTTGAAGAAGGAACTCTTCGTTTTAATCAAAGCGATGCATCAAACGATGGTCACCCTTTATTATTTACTACCAGCACCAGCGATCCTAGTGGTAATACTATTACAAACGGAGTTAATTATTATTTAGATGGTATAAGTGATCAATCTAGCTATACCAATGCATCGACTTTTAATGCAGCCACAGAAAGATACGTAGAAATAACACCTGCATCTTCTACAGATTTTCATTTTTATTGTTATTTCCATGGTATTGGAATGGGTGGAGCGATTGATCTTACTCAAAATACATGGGGTGCACTGTCATGGGGTGAGAACCAATATGGATCTCAGAACCATGTAGATGTTTTACCAAGCAGCTTGACTATTGCTTCAGCTTTATCAGATCTTTCGGCTTTTTCTGAAAATGGTTGGGGTAGAGATGCTTGGGGTGAAGAACCATGGGGAGATAGTTTTGACCCTATTGTTACTCTTCCAACATTAACAAACATGTCGGCTGTCTTAGGTACTTTACCTTATGCTCAATCTGAAAACGGTTGGGGAAGAGATAGTTGGGGATCTAACCAATGGGGAACTGACTCATCTGGCGCAATATTAACTGGTCTTGAAATGAATATGTCTCAAGGTCCAGAAGGATGGGGCGAGTCTGCATGGGGAGATAATCAATGGGGTGGTGAATTAGTTATATCACCTGAAAGTGTTGTTGGAGTTTCTGGTCAATCAATTACGTCGGCACAAGGAAGCACCACACAAGAATTTGACATGGTCTTTGGGGTCACTGGAGTTTCTTCAGGAGTTGCATTAGGGACTTTAAGTATAAATGATGGTGCAGATCATCAACAAGGTTTAGGTAGTGTAACAATAGGATCGGCTGTAGGTTCTCTTGGCAATCAACAAACTTATGAAATTGACGGAAACTCAATGGGATCTGCCCTTGGCAGTCCACAAGTTGATGACACTTTAATTGTAAATCCTAGTGGAGTTACTATAGGATCCGCGGTTGGATCTACAACAGTAGATCAAATGAGAGTAGGATTAACCGGTGTTACAGCGGGTTCTGCTGTAGGATCAACAACTGTTGATGATATTACAGTAGGCTTGACAGGAATCGATTTAACTAGTAATTTAGGAACTGTAGGGTTTGGTGCGTTGGCGTATAAAGACATTGACATAACAGCTACGACATCGTATACAGACATAACGCATGCAGCGTAAATAGGAGTTTTTTATGGCATCAACATATACACCTCTCGGTATAGAGAAAATGGCAACCGGTGAAAATGCCGGTACATGGGGAACAAAAACAAATACCAATTTAGAAATTATCGAGCAACTTGCCGGTGGATACGCATCACAAGCAGTCAGTGGAACAGGAGATACAGCTTTAGCTGTTTCTGATGGAGCTACTGGAGCAACAATGGCTCACAGAGTCATTGAATTAACTGGAACTATTACAGGAAATATTACTGTATCAATTCCTTTAGATGCACAACAATTATATCTTATTAAAAACTCAACTTCAGGAGCTTACTCAGTAGAATTTCAATACACAAGTGGTTCAGGTACTAGTGTTACTTGGTCTGCTACAGATAAAGGAACAAAATTACTTTATGCAAAAGCAGATGATGGAACTAATCCTAACATCGTAGATGTTGGTTTTTCTCAAATCACTGGAACTGAAACATTAACAAACAAAACTTTATCATCACCAAAAATAGATACTGGTTTATTTGATACAAATGGAAACGAGTCTATCAAATTTACTGCTACAGGTTCAGCAATCAATGAAATTACTGTAACAAATGCAGCAGCTTCAGGAGATCCTGCAATATCTGCAACAGGTGGTGACACAAACATAGATTTAAATTTAGTTGCAAAAGGAACTGGAGTTGTTCAATCAAACGGATCAGCACTAGCTGTTACAGGTAAACAAACTATTTGGGTTCCTGCTACAGCGATGTATGCAACGACTACAAACGGATGTGCGGACATCGATCAAACAGAATTAACAGCTGGTCAGCCAGAACTTAAAACATTAGATTTTGATCCTTCTTCTGATGAGAATGCACAATTTACTATTGCATTCCCTAAAGCGTGGGATCCATCACAACTTATAATGTATCAAGTTTTCTGGACAGCTAACTCAACAAATACAGGTGACTGTATTTGGAATTTAAAAGGCGTAGGAATAGCAGATAATGATGCGATTGATACAGCATTTGGAACTGCGGTAGCGATAACTGATGCTCATAGCGGAACAGCTAATGACCTAAATGTTACTGCTCAAAGTGGTTCAGTAACTATAGCTGGATCACCGGCAGCTGATGAAGATGTGTTTTTTAACATTTCAAGAGACGCAGACAACGGTTCTGATACGTTTACAGGTGACGCTAAACTACTAGGGATCAAAATATTCTTTGCTACTAATCTGCCTAACGACGCATAATAGGAGGACGTAGTGTCAAACTTTGGATATAGAGTATTAGGTTTCGGAGCCGGAGGAAGAACCATAACTCCATACGTTAACGCAACCGGCGGTAATACTACAATCACAGACGGTAATTATAAAATTCACGTTTTCACAGGTGACGGTACTTTAGCTGTTGCTAATGAGGGAACACCTGCAGGATCAAACTCAGTAGAATATTTTGTTGTTGCAGGCGGAGGCCCAGGTGGTGGAAAATACCGTGGAGCAGGCGCAGGTGGCGGAGGCTGGAGAACAAATTATCCAAGTCCAGCTACAGGCGGTCTTGCAATAGCATTTCAATCATATCCTGTACAAGTTGGTGCAGGGGGTGGATCATCGCCTTCACCTAGATATTCAGCAGCGACACCTTCAATTTTTAGTACAATCACTTCTACAAGAGGTGGAGGACAGAACCAACCTGGAGGATCGGGTGGCGGAAATAACGGAACATCTACATCAGGGTCCGGAAACGCAGGTGGATTCTCTCCACCAGAAGGAAACCCAGGGGGAACATCTACGGGTGGGTGTTCGCCAGGAGCAGGTGGCGGAGGCGGAGCTAATAGCCCAGGAACTAACGGATCACCTGGATTTACTACACCAGCAGGAAGTGGTGGAAACGGATCAGGTATTTCAACATCATTCTTTGGACCAACAGCACCAAGTTATGGAACACCGGGACCATCAGGTTCTAGCAGATATTTTTCTGGCGGTGGCGCAGGAGGAACTTATTCTCCAGGCTCACCAGGATCAGGAGGATATGGAGGCGGAGGCCAAACAAACAGTCCTTCTCCAGCTAATTCTGGAGGCGGTGGCGGAGGTGGAAACACTGGCGCAGGTTGTTGCTCACCAGGATTAGGAGGATCAGGATTTGTAGCGATTAGATACAAGTTCCAATAATATTATGGCACACTTTGCAAAATTAGATGAAAACAACGTTGTACTTTCTGTTCACTCAGTAGGTGATGAACACCTTATGAAAAACGGAATAGAAAACGAAGAAGTTGGTATTAACTTTTTAAGAAACGTACATGGTTGGGAACATTGGAAACAAACTTCATACCACACAAGAAGAGGAAGATATTTAAACAACGATGGATCAGTTGCATCTAATCAAAGTAAAATGTTGAGATATAATTATGCAACTCCTGGAGCTACGTATGATCCAACAAGAGATGCATTTATATTACCTAGACCCGAAAATGACGACGGGGTAGTATTTAATAGTTGGACAATAAACGAAACTACGATGGATTGGGAAGCACCAACTCCAGAACCTTCAACCCAAACTAATGGTGTAGATGATTTGTACCATTGGAATGAAGGAACTCAATCGTGGGACAAAGAGGTTATTTGGCGAGAAGGAATGTAGTATTTAAATTCCTATGAAAGAAGTAGAGCTATCTAAACAATTTATCTTACACGGAAAACTACCTTTATCATTATCTAAAGTTAATTTTGAAAACGTTTATGACTTTATAAGTTGGAACATTCAAGATTTACATGAACGAAAATTAAATAGATTTAAAGACGTTCACGTACCTTTATCACAGGATATTATTTGGATATTAGATTACGCTGAAGCAAAATATCAATTAAAAACAGGCAAGACGTTAAGAAGAAAAACTCATGATGTTATGGTTCATTGGAAAAACGAAGGAACTACAAAACGACATCATTTAAATTATGCTGATTTAAAAAACAGTCCGGATATTGTTATGCTTTATTTTATAGATAGTGATGACAATGACATGATAATAGAGTATGATAACAACCGTAAGAAAGGAGTATATTGGAACATGCCGATAGAAAGTAACAAGTATGTAATTTTTAATTCTAATCTAGAATATTATCTTTTACCCAATAAACTAGATGATCAAAGAATAGTTTTAAGGGTTACGTATGAAGAAATAACACCTCATTGTTAATTAATGAATTTAAAAAACACGTATTGGTATTTTCAAAGTGCTTTATCACCTAAGTTTTGTGATGAACTTATTGAATATGGCAATATGCAAAAAGAACAGACAGCTGTTACAGGTAAGTTTAAAGACAAAGGAGAGTTGGTTGGTGAGGATCTTAAAGATTTAAAAAAGAAAAGAGACTCTAATGTTGCATGGTTAAATGATCAGTGGATATATAAAGAAATTTTACCTTACGTAAAAACGGCTAACGAAAATGCAGGTTGGAACTTTCAATGGGACATATCTGAATCTTGTCAATTTACTAAATATAGATTAAATCAGTATTATGGTTGGCATTGTGATTCATGGGATATCCCTTACGATAGACCAAATGATCCATCACATGGAAAGATAAGAAAGCTATCTGTTACATGTAGTCTATCTCATCCAGAAGATTATGAAGGAGGAGAACTAGAGTTTGCTAAAAATAATAATGAGCCAGGAAAAAAGATTGAAACAACCGCGTGTTCAGAAATATTGCCTAGAGGTTCTATTGTAGTATTTCCATCTTTTGTTTGGCACAGAGTAAAAAAAGTTACGAAAGGAACTAGATATAGTTTGGTTATTTGGACTTGTGGAAAACCATATTATTGATATATATACATTATGAAAGACAATATGAGAGTAGAAAGTTATTTTGCATCACCTGTGTGGCTAGATTATAGACCTGAGTGGGTTGACACTTTAAACAAAGCTGGCAATGTCCATGTTAAAAATGCAAGAGCAAAAAATAAAGATTTGATTAAAAATACAAAAGACTTCGGACTTATTCATCATTCTGATGAATTACAATCAGATCCTAATTTTAAAACTTTGTTAGATTACGTTGTAGATAAAAGCTGGCATTTTTTAGATAGTCAAGGATACAACATAGAAAACTATGTTCCGGTAGTAACAGACTTTTGGTTACAAGAATTTTCTAAAAATGGTGGAGCTCATCAACATACACATGTTCATCCTAATAGTCATGTATCAGGTTTTTATTTTTTAAAATCTTCAGCTGCAACTGCACAACCTGTTTTCTTTGATCCAAGGCCTTCAGCTGCAATGGCAAAGCTACCAGTTAAATTAAATAAAGATATAAACTCGTCCAACATACAGGTTTCTCATCAATGTAACCCAGGTGCTTTGATGATTTTTAATAGCTATCTGCCACATGCTTTTACAGTTGATAAAGGTAAAGAACCTTTTAGATTTATTCATTTTAATATTCAAGCAATACACAGAGATTTAATACAGGGAACGGCACCAACAATATGAGTTTTAAGAAAAAGAAATACGAAGTAATTAAACAAGCTATTAGTCCTGAGCTAGCTCAGTTCTGTTATAATTATATATTATTAAAAAGAGATGTGGCTGACACTATGTTTAAAAACAAGTATATATCTCCATTCGAAGAAGCTTTTGGAGTTTGGGAAAAAACTACTCAACAAGTTCCTAACACTTATGCTCATTATTCTGACATAGCAATGGAAACATTATTGTTAAAACTACACCCACTTATGGAAAAGAAAACAGGAATGAATCTGTTTGAAAATTATTCTTATGTCAGGGTTTATAAAAAAGGAGATATTTTAAAAAGACACAAAGATAGGTTTAGTTGTGAGATATCCACTACATTAAATTTAGGTGGAGACCCGTGGCCTATTTATCTAGAGCCGTCTGGTAGACACGGTTTAAAAGGAGTTAAAATAAATTTAAAACCAGGTGATATGTTGATTTACAGAGGAGAGGATTTAGAACATTGGAGAGAACCTTTCACTGGAGAAAAATGTGCACAAGTTTTTCTACACTATAACAGTGAAGACACCGAGGGTGCTGAGAATAATTTATACGATACACGACCACATCCAGGTTTGCCTGCATGGTTTAAAAGAAAGAGTTATTGTTAATGATTACATATAGCGATAATTATTTGTATGGCTTTCAAACAAATTCTATAAACAACGAAGAATTAGTAAAACATTGTTTAGAAATAGAGCAAACTTTAATAAGTAATTTTGCTTTAATTGATCCTAAATGGCATGGCAATGTGCCTGCAGCTCATAATCACAAATATAATCTTCTTACATTTCCTGGTGCTGATTTAAATAGACTGTACGCGGAGCTGGTAAAAAATATCACACCTTTATTAGAAGATAAGATTTACGTTATAAAAAGTTGGTTAAACGTATTTAGAAAGGGTGAAAAAATAGATTGGCACCCACACTGGCAACCAGAACATAAAGTTTGGCATGGTTTTTATTGTGCACAAGTTGGTAATAGTTTTACAGAATATAGGATACCCAATATTGAAAAGACCGTCAAAGTAGTAAGTAAGGAAGGATTGATAGTCATTGGTAAAAGTGATGGTGATGAACACAGTAGTTCAGTATGGAAAGAATCTAAACGACCACGTATTACAATAGCATTTGATATAATTCCTATAAAATCTGTACCAAATAGATTATACGGAAATCATTTTATACCTTTTAAAATATGATAGATTTTGCTGACATACCAATAAGAGTTTATAAGTTTGATAAGTTAGATAATAAAAAGTTAATAGCTGCTTTTAAAGAATATCTAGATGGTTGTAAATGTTGTATGGAATATCCCAATTGTCCACACCCTAAAGAACAATCGGCTGCTAACGCTTTAGACATACCTCATTCTGAAATTATTAAATTAAATCAAAGTTATTACAAAATTTTAAAATCAGTATTTCCAAATAATGAAGTAGATCAAACACTGTCATGGGCTCTCTATGTAAAACCAGGAACAAAGAATCCAGCAGTGTGGCACAATCATTTTCAAGAAGAACATAAATCTAAAATACAGGTATCAGGAATTTGTTATTTAACTAAAACAGATCATGGGACAGAGTTTGCAAATGATTTTTTTAAAACTGAAACTGTACCTGTGTTGGACCATTGGTATATATGGCCATCTCAATTAGGACATAGACCAAAAGAAATTAAGAATAATAAACCTAGATGGGTTATTGCAACCAACACTGTTTTTAAATGATTGAATACTATCACCCTTTCTTCGGACCTTTTTTAATGCAGACTAAGATAACCAGTGAGGAGTTAGCTGCTGTAAAAAAATTATGTGTTAAATCAAAGAAACGTGATTTTAGAAAAAAATTAGCTGGAGTAATTGATGACGAATACTCTATTGATATAAAAAAGTTTGAAAAAATTATAAAAGAATATTTAGATTGTTATAGACATGGCTATGAAAAGTTTCACAACAATACTCTTGGACCATTAGAATGTAAATCTGCGTGGGTTAACTACATGGTAGCTGGAGAATCTAATCCCCCACATACACATAGCAGTTGTCACTTTTCTAGTGTTTTATATTTAGATAATCCCCCTGATCTTATAAAAGAAAATAAAGACTACCTAGGTTCTTCTTCAGGGCCTGGTGCTATTATTTTTAGATATGGAGAACAAAGATTACATAACATAACAGAACACGCACATTTACCTAAACCTGGGGACCTATTCATCTTTCCTTTTAATCTTCTTCATTATGTTATTCCTTTTAAAAGCAGAGGTGAGAGAATTTCTGTAGCCGCTAATTTTACAACTGATCTTAGTCTTTCTAAAGGTGTAATAGAGTGATAAACGTAAGTCCTTTTAAAGATCACTTACTACATAAAAAGAAAGTCTTAAACTTAATTAAAAAGATGCCGGACGTGTCTATTAAGGATCATACAGAGTCTTTAACAAAAACAGACTTCTATTTAAAACCAAATGACACTAGAGAATATTGGGACTACTTCTTTCCTCACTTAGAAAAATTTTTATTAAACATGGCTGCTTCTTTAAAAAGTCAATATTACATCATACACAAAGCTTGGTATCAACAATATCGTAAACAAAATTTTCAGGTCTGGCATAATCATTCAGGTTGTCAATTTTCTAATGTGTATTTTTTAGAATTACCTGACCCTAAGATAGCAACAGAATTTGAAGATGGGTCTAAAGTAAATATAAAAGAAGGAGACATTCTTACTTTTTCATCACATCTCTACCATAGGTCACCAATTAATAATTCGAACAAACGTAAAAGTGTGATAGTATTTAATTCTTCGTTTGAAGGATTTACATCATGATAGATATAAAGAAAGATTTTTTAAAAAAACAAGATATAAAAAAATTAAATGATCTAGCATTAAGCAATTTATTTGAATGGTTTATTCAAGGTGTGTATGACGATAACGATACCCATCGACAATTTGTGCATATATTTTATAAAAACGATAAGCCATCAAGCTACCATTTTACAATTATCAGGCCTTTGCTAGACAAGTTAAATATTAAACGTTTAATAAGGGTTAAATTAAACCTGTTGACCAAGACACCTGAGATCATAGAGCACGATTATCACCAGGATACTGAGTCCTCTAATGCATTGACTTCTATCCTATATCTTAATACTAATAATGGATATACGAGATTTAAAGATCAAAATGTAAAGTCGGAGGAAAATACCTTGCTTACATTTCCAAGTGCCACGTTTCACTCAGGAACTACCTGCACTGACCAAGACTTTAGATTAGTATTGAATGTAGTTTACGAGGCTTTTTAAGCTTTTAAACTATTGATTGATAAAATTAAGCCTTAATAGTATAAGGATTTATGCTACAAAAACTAGGATTTTTACCCGGATTTAACAAACAAGTCACCGAAACTGGGGCCGAAGGCCAGTGGTTTGATGGCGATAATGTGCGTTTTAGATATGGATCACCTGAAAAAATAGGTGGTTGGCAGCAGTTAGGAAGTGATAAGCTGACAGGTGCTGCTAGGGCTCTTCATCAATTTGACAATAATGCAGGTATTAAATACGCTGCTATAGGCACAAACAAAATTTTATACGTTTACTCTGGGGGTCAGTTCTATGACATACACCCTATTAGAGCTACAATTAGCGGAGTTAATTTTTCTAGTCAAACTGGCTCACCAACAGTAACAATAACTTTTCCAAGTCCACATAACTTACAAGATGATGATATTCTTTTGTTTGAAAATGTAAGTGGTATATCTGGTTCTGGTTCTGCATTTGCAGATGGTAACTTTAATAATTTAAAATACATGGTTGCTTCTGCACCATCAGCAACTACCATAACTGTTACAATGGGTGGTAATGAAGGAGCTAGTCCAATGACCAACGTAGGTAGTGCAGACGCCTTATTGTACTATCGTGTTGGACCTTCTAAACAAGTTGGAGGTTTTGGATGGGGTACTGGACAATGGTCAGGAACTGTTTCAGGACCATCTACAACTACTTTAAGCACAGCTCTAACTAACACCACTGACACGACTATAGTTATCGCTGACTCTACACAGTTTCCAGCATCAGGAGAAATTAGAATAGGAACTGAAGATATATCCTATACAAACAATAACACGGCAACAGGGACCTTGAGTGGAGGAAACAGAGGTGTAAACGGAACCACTAAAACTACTCACTCAGCTGGAGCTACAGTAACAAACATCTCAGCTTTTGTTGCTTGGGGTGAGTCATCTTCTGACGATGTTACTCTTGATCCAGGTCTTTGGGTATTAGATAATTTTGGAACTAAACTTATTGCACTAATTTACAATGGTGCATGTTTTGAATGGGATTCTGCTCCTACCAATGCAACAGCAATCAGAGCTACCATAATAGCAAACGCACCAACAGCGTCTCGTCATGTAATGGTATCTACACCAGATAGACACTTAGTATTTTTTGGAACTGAAACAACTGTAGGCAATACAGATACTCAAGATGATATGTTTATAAGATTCTCAGATCAAGAAAATATTAGCGGTACAAACGCATACACTGTAACTGCAACTAACACAGCAGGAACTCAAAGACTTGCAGATGGCTCCATGATTATGGGAGCTATTAGAGGTAGGGATGCTATCTATGTTTGGACTGACACTGCACTCTTTCTCATGAGATTCGTAGGTCAACCATTTACATTTGCATTTGAACAGGTAGGAACTAACTGCGGTTTGCTTGGTAAAAATGCTGCCGTAGAGGTTGATGGTTCTGCATACTGGATGTCAGAAAATGGATTCTTTACTTATGATGGTCAGTTAAAATCTATACCATGCTTGGTAGAAGATTTTGTTTATGACGATATAAATACCACAGCAAGAGATCTTGTTAATGCAGGATTAAATAATTTGTTTGGTGAAGTGACATGGTTTTATTGCACCAATGGATCTGACATAGTTGATAGATCGGTGACATATAATTATTTAGATTCAACCAGTAAAAGACCTATTTGGACTACTGGATCTTTAGCAAGAGCTGCATGGGCAGACTCTGCTGTATTCGGTAAACCACACGCAACAGAATATGACCCTGACAGTCAAAACTCTTATGATGTTACAGGGAATACTGATGGTTGCACAATATACTATGAACACGAAACAGGGACCGATCAAGTTTTAGCTGGAGGAGCAACGACTGCTATACTTGGAACTATAACTTCTGGTGATTTTGATATTACTCAAAGAAGAGCAAGAGGACAAACAGTAGGTATGCCAGACCTTAGAGGTGATGGTGAATTTATAATGAAAATACGTAGATTTTTACCTGACTTTATTTCACAAGTGGGGACCACAACAATAGACTTTACAACTAGAGATTTTCCTAATAGCGCTGCTAAAACACAATCCTTTACAACGACGTCAGCAACGACTAAAGTAGATACTCGCGTTCGTGCAAGATCTATTGCTCTGACCGTGAAGAATACAAGCACGTCACAAGACTGGAAGTTAGGAACTTTTAGACTAGACATACAACCGGATGGGAGAAGATAATGGCTATAGACGACAGTTTTTATACAGATCAAGGTTTAGATTTTATGCCTCGAATCAAGTACTTATTGAATCCTCCTACTGAAGAAGACAAAGAAGATAATAATGAGGTAGAAAATTTAATTGTTAATGCCGGCATTCCAACAAAAAATATTACTGGAGGCGGTGGAATTTCATCTGTTTCACCAGCAACAACATTACTAGAAGATTTTAGTAGAGCGACTACTAATAGACAAAACAAATTAACTAATCCTGACGGACTTGCGTCAATGCTTTATAATTTTGGTCTTCCACAACAAAGATCTGTCGATCAAATGAAAAGAGATGCTACTGCTTTTAATATGGCAAAGCTAGCTGGAGACACTAGACAAATGCCTATATTTCAAAACATGAATCCTGATGAAAGAATAGCAGCAATAAAAGAATACATGGCTGATGAAACAAGTGTTGGAAATTATCCTGCAGAAGATCCTAGAGATGTAAGATTTCAATTTGGTATTCCTACCTTAACAAACATTTTAAATAGAGTTCTGCCAAGTAGTTACTATGATAAAATGACTGTGCCAGAGCAGATCTACACACAAACTAAAATGGGTTACACTGGTCCAACTATATTTGGAGAAAATACTACAGGTGGCAACAAAGATATTTTTGGTAGAAATGTTGTTTCTGGTTTTGGTAACTATATAGAAAAACAGAAAAAGGATATTGCAAAATTAGATAAATATTTTGAGTCTGATTTATTTGATAAAAGATATGGTAAAGATACTACATTAGAATTTGATGAAGAGACTGGTCAATATGTATTTAAAGGTCCAAATAAGTCTTTGGTAGACGCTGCAAATCGTATGAATAAATTAAACTTAATACGATATAATTACGATCAAAAAGGTATAAAAGAACTTGAACAAATAAAAGAAGACACTGGATATAATGAAGTTGCAGAAGCTAATATAAATAGAATTAAACAAAAAGAAAGATCACGACGTGATGCTCTAGATGACAGAGGTTTTACAACAAGTGGTGGTATAACCACTAGTAGAGCAGGATCAGAAAATACAGCCACGGGAGGATATGGCGGAGGCGCTGATATGGGAGGAGGAGCTGGTTCAACAACCAATGAGCAAGGTTATACATCCGGTGGTGCCTTTTCTGGTTTAAAAGAAGGAGGACTAGCTAGAATACTAGGATTATAATTATGGCAAAAATTGTACAATCATTAACAAGAGCAAGTGAAGAGTACGAAGAAAAAACTTTTCAATCTTTAGTTAGAGACTTAGATGGTGTAATAACAAAATTAAACTCATCTTTTCAGGATGAATTAAAACAAGAAATAGAAGCAAGAAGTTTCTTTTTAGATTCATAATGGCTACAGTAAATCAGTTTAAATTCTTTGGAGTAAATTTAGCTACAACTGCAGAAACAGCTATGTTTGGCACGGACTCTTCTGGTAACCAACTACCTACTATAAATCAAACATACATAGTGAAATCGTTAAGAGTTACAAATAATACAGGTAACACACCAACTATAACTATTAAGAATAACGATTTTAATATTATAAATACTCAAACATTATCTGCAAACGCAAGCACAGAGATATTATCATTACCTTTAGTAGTAGAGGGAAGCACAGCATTAAAAGTTACGATGAGTTCTACAGACTCTGTAACTATAGGTATTAGTTATATGAACATAAACAAGGAGACAATAGACTAATGAAAACAACAATCGTAAATGGTAAAGAGGTTCCGGTAATTGAACCAGCAAAAGTTACCACAAAAATTAGTAATATTAAAACAGGAGAGGTGTATGCCTCAGAAGAAGAATGGAAAGTCAAAAATATACCAGAAACTGACATTAGAAGAGACGTAAACGTCGTCATGCCGAGGCTTGATTTGTTTGGAAAAACGAAGTAAAACGAAATATTGAGGTAAAAATATGGCAATTTCTAGAATGCAAGAACCACGACAGCTGTACGGATTAGGGAGTTTAGTTAGAAAAATAACTAGACCGATCAAAAAAGCTGTTAAAGGTGTAAGCAAAATTGCCAAAAGTCCTATAGGAAAAATGGCCTTATTGGCTGCCGCTGGTTATGGATTGGGGGCAGTAGGACCAGGTGGTTTTAGTAAAGCAAGAATGCTTTCTAGATTAGGTCTAGGTTCATTAACTCCAGGCACTACATTACCTGGAACAACAACAGGTCCTAGTTTTTTTTCAACATTAAATCCTTTTGGTAAAAATTTTAGCATGAAGAATTTAGGTATTACTGCTGGTGCAGCAGGGTTTCTATTACCTTTTGTTGCTCCTAAATTACTAGCACCAAAAGAAGAAGACGTAGAAGCGATAGATTACACTGTTCAACCTGAGGGAATCGCAGCCATTGTTAATCAAGCAAAAGATTATTACAGAACTGGTGGCGGTGGGAACTTAGACTTCATGGCTAGAAAAGAATATGTTCTACCAAATTTTTATGCTGCTGAAGGTGGTATAGCTGATTTAAGACCCGGATACAGAGTCGGAGGTGCATCAGGTAGAGAGTATGATCAACAAGGATCAAACACAACACCTAGAGGCGGAGGAGCGGATGCATCCAAAGATGATTTCAGTCCACCACCAACTGGTGGCGGTGGCGATGATAATCGTAATCAAATTCCTTCATTACTAAAAAATGCTTATGGAATTGTTTCTCCATTTATAGATCCAAGGTCAGGTGTAGGAAAAGCGAAAACTATTCTTGATTTGATACTGTTTAAAAAAGGTAATGTTAATGACCAAGATTTAATATTAGAAACGGGAGATCAGACTCTTCCTGGTAGTAACCTTCGAACAGAAGTAACAGATATAGATTTAAAAAGAGCTAAAGAACCAATGACACAAATGATGGATTACGATACCTACAAGTCAGTTAATCCAAGCAGCAAAATAACTCCTTATGAATTTGAAGAATTAAAAAAAGGTAATATCACACAAACAGGAACTTTTACAGCTGCGGACGGAGGAAGAGCAAAATTAAATAAAGGCGGTGATTTATTAGCTTTAGGAGAAGGATTTAAATCAGAAAGATTAAATAAAATGGCTATGGATATGTTTGGAAAAACATTAAGAGAATTAAATGCAGATGAAATGGAAATGTTAAGAGATGAGTTTAATATAATGAAAGGTGTTACAGAAGCTAAAGAAGGTGGACTTATGAATCTAAATGGATTAGAAATGGACTTCAGGGCTAATGGCGGTTTTGTTCCAATTGGAGCAAGAGAAAAAGCAGATGATGTACCTGCAAGATTAAGTAAGAACGAATTTGTAATGACAGCTGATGCTGTCAGAGGTGCGGGCGGCGGAAGCATAGAACGTGGCGCGCAAAAAATGTATAACACAATGAAGGAGCTCGAAAGTAGAGTAGTATAATGGCAGTACCAGATTATTTACAAGATTTTACAACAGACTTTGCAAGACAGGCTAAAGCAACTTATAGTGCAGCATTAGATCCAAAAACATTTATGGGTCCACAGTTTATTGCTGGACTTGATCCTTTACAAACACAAGCAATAGGATTAGCTCAAGCAGGTGTTGGTAGCTACGCACCATTTTTAGCATCAGCACAACAAGCAATATCACAGGCCGGTCAAGACGTTGCCGGACTCGGTCAGTTCGCGGGCACGGGAGCAGGGACCGGGCCTGGATCAATACAAGATTTTCAATCACCGTATCAACAAGCAGTCATCGATGAAACATTAAGAGCGTTTGATGAATCAAGAGTTGGTGGTAGACAAACAATTCAAGATGCAGCAGTAGCAGCCGGAGCTTTTGGTGGCGGTAGAGAAGGGGCATTGTTAGGACAATACGATGCTGATTCTTTAACAGGTAGAGCAGGTTTAAGAGCTGGTCTATTGCAACAAGGATTCCAAGATGCAGCAGCAAGAAGAGCAAATGCATTTCAACAACAACAAGCAATGGCAGGAGCTAGAGCAGGTTTAGCTGGTCAACAATTTGGTTTGTCTAACTTTATGAGACAAGGTTTAGGACAAGACATTTCTGCGTTAGGAGGCCTTGGAGCGTTAAGACAAGGATTAGATCAATCAAGATTAACAGCAACACAACAAGCAGAACAAGCAAGCGCAATGGAACCATACGGAAGATTAGAGAGATTTGGTACAGCGTTAACTGGATTATCTGGAGGAGTTGCAACTCCTGCAATGCCACAGACAACACCAAATCCTTTTAGCACAGCCCTATCTAACGCTCTTGGTATTGGTAACTTGTTTGCCAATGTTTATGGCGCAATGAAGGGGGCTTAATGAAACCATTAAACAGACCAATGTTTAGAATGGGTGGTCCTATTAAAGAAGGGATCATGGATGGTATTCAAGAACCAAGAAGAAAATACAATCAAGGTGCTTTTGGAACTAGCGCATACACTAAAGAGGATTATGACGATTTTTTAAAAAGAGTATTTGTTACTCCACCACCAAGTGAAACTACAATACCTGGTCTAGACAGAACAAATATGTTTTTTAATCAAAGAACAGACAAACCTCAGTTTGGATATAGATACGATGATTTATTTAAAGAAGGTAGATCTATATTTGATGACAGTATATTTAGACTTTCTTCATCCGGTATTCCAGGAGAAGAATATGCAAAATTACCTAAGTTTGTATCACCTAGAACAAAAAATAAAATAGCTTTTTCTACAGCTTTAAAAGAAGATATTCTAAGTAAACTACCAAAAATGGAACCAGCAAAAGGAGGGGGTGCTGCTTTCGCTGATGTTGATACTATAACAGAAGAAGATGTAGTTGATGATGAATACTATACAAAAGGAGAATTACCTGAAGATACATCTAACATACCTGGATCGTATGTGCCTGATGAAAAAAGAAAAATAGTAGAAGATCCAGATGAAAAAAAATTAACTGATAGAAAAAAACTTAGAGAAATATTAGGATACGATAGAGCTGTTAAAAGAGGTAATTACCAACTCATAGAAGCTATTAGAAGAGGATTAACAGAGGGTGGAGTACAAGGTGCATTAGATGCAGCTTTTGCTTCAGGTGCTACAGCTTATGACGATGCAGATAAAATAAAACAAATTGCTGCGTTAAAAGAATATGAAAGAGAAACAGCTATGGAAGACGATGAAACTAAGAGAAAACGAGCGTTGTCTGATTCAATGAAACTTGCTGAGTATCAAGCAAAAATTAAAAAACAATATGGCACTGACAGAACTGGTAAATCTATCGAAGAAAAAAGAAACGAGTTTGGTAAGAAAATAGGTTTAACAGGTAATGACTTGGATATCTTTACAAGAGGTGCAAAAACAATTGATGAAAATATTTTAACTGCTTTAAGTAAAAGCACATACGGAACTTTAGATAACGTAGCTTTATTCTCTGCTGTCGCTGCTTCAATAGGAGCAGGTAAAGTTATAAATATAGACAAAGATCCTAGGTTTGGAACTAGAGCAGACATACCTCAAGACTTCCCAGTAGGAAATTATGTTATTGAAGGAACAACACTTTATGTTGTAGGTCAAAACGCAGCCGGAGAACCAGAGCTGGTCTTCCAAGCAGATTATGGCAGTGGCACATAGGGGGCTAGATGAAGACTCGAGGAGAAATTCTTACTGTTGAAGAGGACAGAGATCTTCAACCAGAAGCAGAAAAATATTCTGACATTGGTACATTACAATCTATTTTTGCAGGAATAGGTTCAGGATTTATACAGCTACCAAAAGGTGTAATGTCTCTTGGTGCAAGTGTATACGATTTGTTAAACGATACAAACAAAGCCGCAGAAATAGAAAAATATTTTGACGATCTAACAGAACTAGATGAAATGGCAGAAGCCACTACTGCAGGTAAGATCGCAGAACTTTTAGTTAACGTTGGTGTACCAGGTGGTGTGGGTTTTAAAATTGGATCTAGTTTAGCCAACGCTGCAGTAAGAGCAAAGAAAGCCGGTAATTATTTTAAAATTACAGGAGAAGCTGGTAAAAAATTAAAGAAAGGTGCAGACGTTGCACAAGAGTTAAATAAAAAAGGTAAAGCTGCAAAGTTTTTTGCAGGCACAACAGCCGGTGGTATTGCCGAAGGAGTATTTATTGGTGACGTACAAAATGCTGGTACGTTAGGTGATGCGTTAGGTGGTCCAACAGAAATAGATAGAGAAGAAGGTTTAGAAGGTTCTGAAGCAGCATTAAGAGATATTATAAACAGAGTTAAATTTGGAACTGAAGGAGCATTGTTTACTGGTGTGCTTGGAGGTACAGGTGCAATAATAAAAAATCTTGCAAAAAGAGGGAACGAATTACAATACAGCAATGATTTATTAGATAAATTTTATGACAAAATTGGTGGTGCATTAAGAGCCAGAGGTAAGAAAACGGAGGAGTTTTTTAAATTAGAAAGAACTCAAAAAGGTTTAAGATCAACAGATACAGTTCTTGCAAAGAATATTTCTAGAGACACAGACAAGTTAATAGATGCTGTATTTCCTGCGTGGAGAACAGTCGCTAATGCACAATCTGCAAAAAATAGAAATGCATTTTTAGAAGAAGTAAATGAATTATTGTTAAGTGGTAAACCTACTGTAAGTAAAAGTGGTAAAATACAATTTGAGTTTTTAGACCCTAGTAAGAAAAAATTTAAAGTATCAGAAACTATTAGAAAACATTTAGATGGCAAAAAAGCAACAGCAGTAGAGACAGAATTGTTTGCAAATATAAATGCAATTAGAAATAGATGGCAGGACTTGTTTTCTTCATTAGGTAAAAGACTTGATGACAAAGAACTAGGTGAGTTCAAAAAATTATTTGGCACAAAATTTAAAAACTATCTTGGTTCTACCTACGATGTATTTCAAAACAAATCTATACTTCCGTTTTTATCTTACACACCTACAAGAGAAGCTGTTGAAGCAGCAGAAAAATTATTTATGGCGACAGCTAGACAACAAGGTAAACCCATAAGTCAAGAACAAGCACAAAGTTATGTTAAACAAATTGTTGATACTGCTAAATTACCTGGTGGTTTTAAAATGGATAAACCTAACGATCCATTTTTTAAAATACCAACTTTCTTTGTTGGTAAAACTGCAATGAAAGATGTTGCAGATTTTAATGGCACAATCAATATTACTAACATAACTAAACAAGCGGATAGAGAAGTATTTGAACAATTGTTAGGTAAGAATAAAAATCCAATGCAAACTATATTAGCTGGAACATCTAAGCTATCTGTTCTATCAAGAAGAAATGTTTTCTTTGACGACATCTTAAAAGAATCAGATGCACTAAAAGCTAATGGTAAACGAGGTATGATATATGATACTTACGATGAGGCTGTTGATGCGTTAGGCACGGATATAAAACAAATTAAAATAGACCTTGGTAGAAAACTAGAGGCTGGTGTTACAAATCCATTAAATGGTAAATACGCATTAAAAGGTGTAGCTGATGCATTAGAACAAACATCTACGGTAACAAAAGATCCTAGCTTTGGTATGCAGGTGTATAACAACTTAGTTTTGTACCCTAAAGCCACATCACAAATTGCAAAAACAATTTTATCTCCTGTAACACACTTACGTAATTTTGTAAGTGCGGGTGCGTTTGCAGCAGCAAATGGTATACTTCCGTTGAACCCTTTAAAAGCAAAAGCAATTAAAAATGCATATCAATCTTTACAAACAGGTTTAATAGGTACAAGAAAACAAAATGAGTTATATGAAGAATTGCTTGAGCTTGGTGTTGTAAACTCAAATGTAAGACTTGGAGATCTTTCGAGACTATTAGAAGACGTAAACTTTGGTGCAACAATGACAACCGATAGAGGTATGAGAGCTTTGTTAAAACCTCTGTCAAAATTAAAATCTATATCACAAGATTTATATACAGCGGAGGACGATTTTTGGAAAATATATTCTTTTGCTGTTGAAAAAGATAGACTTGCAGCATCTCTTGCTAGAAATTTAAAAGAAGGAGAAGTGTTCATAGATAGAAAAGGAGTCAAAAGAGTATTTAGACCAAACAATAAAATTTATGAAAGATATTTAAAAGAAGAAGCAGCTGATATTGTTAAAAATAATATACCAAACTATGACTATGTTTCTGAATTCATACAGGGTTTAAGAAAATATCCGATTGGAAACTTTATGTCTTTCCCTGCAGAAATAATGAGAACAGGTACAAACATAGTTAGAACAGCTTTAGATGAAATAACTGGCACGATAACAAAAGCAGATGGAACTAAGATTAGACCGTTCATGGCCACAGGTTTTACACGATTATTTGGTTTTGGAGCTACAGTTGCAGCTGTGCCATATGCTGCTACAGAAATAGGTAAAACACTTTACGATGTTTCAAATGAAGAATTACAAGCAATAAAAAGATATGTTGCTGACTGGTCTAAAAATTCAACAATTGTACCTATTAAAGACAAAATAACAGGTAAATTTAAATACATGGATTTTAGTCATGCAAATGCTTACGACACACTAGTAAGACCAATACAAACTGTAATAAATGCCGTTGCTGCAGGTGAACAAGATAACGACGGTATAATTGATGATTTTATTTATGGTGGAATGCTTGCAATGAAAGAGTTGGGTGAGCCATTTATCAGTGAATCTATTTGGACAGAAGCTGTGTTAGATGTATCTCCTTTACTTGGAAGAGGTGGCATCACAAAGTCTGGAAAAGAAGTATACAACGATGAGATGCAACCAGGTGAAAAAGCTTCAAACATATTTAAACATTTAGTTGAAGCTCAAATGCCATTTTCATTAAATCAATTAGCAAGAATAGATAGATCAATAAAATCGGTAGATGTAATTACTAAATTCCCTGGAGTTAAAAAACTTATTGGAGGAGATGACGTTGTCAGTGAGTACGGTCAAACATATGATTTTGGTCCAGAGTTTGCAGGATTGTTTGGATTTAGAGCAGTAGAACTAGAACCTGAAAGAAGTATAGCTTTTAAAATAGCAGATTATCAAGATGGAGTTAGAAACTCTAGAAAATTATTTACGTCAAAAGTTTTAAAAGGTGGACCAGTTGAACCGTATGAAATTATTGATGCATTTATAGATGCAAACAGATCATTGTTTAATGTTAGAAAAGAAATGAAAAAAGATATAGATGCTGCTGAGTTGTTAGGACTAAGAGGAATAGATTTTGAAAAAGCTGTTAAAGGAAGATTAACAAGAAGTGATTTAGCTGGTTTGAAAAGAGAGTTATTTAGACCTTTAAAAATATCAGAAGGTGTACAATTAAAATTTAAAACTAATGCAGAAAAATTATCTGAAAGATTAAACAGAAAAGTAGACAATCCGTTTATTAAAACAATACCTGTAATTCAACAGATTCAAAGAGATCTTTTAAATTTAACATTAACTGATGATTTTCCATTTATAGAAAATCCTTTATTACCTAAACCAGGTGGTGCTGATGCAGCATCTTTACCAACAGGTGTTAACACAGCTCCAATAGATGCTAATATTTTATCTTCACAAGTACAACAAACAGACTCGACAAACGCACAACGGTTTGCTACACTATTTCCAAATGGCTAAAAACGCATTACAAAAAATTGAAGAACATGAAAAGCTTTGCAGAATAATGCAAAAGCAGACTCATGATAAAATACATAAGCTTGAACACCAAATAAACAGGGTGGAAAGTATACTATTGGTATCAACTGGAGCCTTGATAACAGGAATGGCATACGTTATATTTACTTTAATTACAAAATAAAATGGATCTTTCACGTAATTTTACTCTTCAAGAATTAATTAAATCCGACACTGCTATCAGGTTGGACATCAATAATAATCCTAACTCAGGTCAGATAGAAAAACTAAAAGCATTGTGTGAAAATATTTTACAGCCAGTGCGTGACCACTTCGGCAGAGTAAAGGTAACGTCAGGATTCCGTTCAGAGCAGCTGTGCCTAAAGATAGGTAGCTCGATAAACAGTCAACATGCCAAGGCCGAGGCGGCCGATTTCGAATGTATGGGTACAGACAATGCGGAGCTAGCTGACTGGATCAATAAGAACCTAGACTATGATCAGCTTATACTTGAGTTCTACACACCTGGAGAACCAAACAGCGGCTGGATACACTGCAGTTACACGTCTGATCAACCTAGAAAACAATTCTTACACGCGTACAAATCAGAAGGTAAAACCAAATATAAACCTGTAATTGGATCTGCTAGAGATTTAGTTTAACACCCACAAAATACACATAACAAGACTAATCCAGAGCCCCATTCTTATAACTACACCAGGTCTTAAATCCATTCTTTTAGCTCCTCTCCCATTATCTGTGTTGCTATGTCTACTTTTTTTCGTAAAGCTCTTACAATTTTATCATCAACTGTATCTTCACAAATAATATCTACGTATGTCATGGGTTGTTCTTGACCTATACGATCTATTCTAGCTTCTGATTGTTGTCTTTTTTCTAAGTCATAACCATTAGAATAATAAACCATAGTTGATGCAGCAGTTAATGTAATTCCATACCCACCTGTTTGGGTTGTCCCCACAAAGAATCTGTAAGAAGATTTTTTATCTTGAAATTTTTTAATATTTTTCTGTCTATCTTCTTGTGGAGTCAAACCATAATAATCAACAAAAGTGTTATCTCCAAACTCTTTACGAATAGCTTCGATTATTCTATGAACATCTCTTTGAAAGTGGGCCCATATAACTACTTTACCCTCTACTTCATGCAACACATTCATTAATTCTGGTAGTCTATTGGTATCTAGGTCAACTAGAGTCCCATCATCAGCAGTAAAATTACCACAAGTTATTTGTTGAAGTCTCATTAATTGAGTCAACACTGTGGCTGTGGTCATTGTCTTGCCTTTAAAACTTGCATGAGCAATTTCTTTCATTTGTTTGTATGCTTTTAATTGATCAGGAGTTAAATTAATAATACGCTTCATAAATGTTTTTTTAGGTAAATCTAAACACTCATCTTTTAATACTCTATAAGAGAATTCTTTTAATTTTTCTGACAGCTCTTCTAAATTTCTATAACCTACAACTATTTGTACTGATCGACCACCAAAATGAGCTGTTCTCATTACAGCATATCTAGTTCTAAAAGAATAATAAGAAGAATGACCCAATAATTCTGGCATTAAAAAATCACATTGTTTATACAAATCTAATGGTGATTTGGTTACAGGAGATCCTGTAAGAATCCTATTGTATTTAGTCGCTAAACCTAGTTGACATATGTTTTTAGTGCGTTTTGCTTCTGGGTTTTTTATTGTAGTAGACTCATCAATTGCCATCATGGATCTATGAGAGAATAAAAATTTTTGTGCAAAGTCATAACCTTTTTTGGTAGACAATGCTTCTACATTCATAATTAATATGTGCAGATCTTCTCCTGTTTCAAACAGTGTATCTAATTTTTTAGTTTGTGATTTAGTAATTAACGATTGCCATAAAACAGTTTTATGTTCTATATGGTCTACAAGGTGAGTAGGTATTTCGTTTTCATACCAGTTTTTTACTACACCTTTGGGCGCCACAATTAGGACACCATTGATTTTACCATTATCATAAAGCATAGATATATTATCTATTAATACTTTTGACTTACCCGTACCCATCTCCATAAAGTATGCAAAGTAGGGTTTATCCCATGACATTTTTAATGCCTCGAGTTGATGCTCGTATGGCTTCGTTTTAAATTTATAATTCATAACTTTTTCTTCTTTCTGTATTGACATCCATATAAACATCTTTATATTGTTTGTCAATGAAAGAAAGAATAGTGTATTTAATACAAGACGTGCCTGGTACAAAAGCTGGAACACCTAAAATAAATATTGTAGGTGCTACAGATTACGGAAAAGTTATTTCATTGTTACCAGAACTTTCACAAATAATTTTTTCACCGGGTCCATTAATTTTTAAATTAAGAAAACTTTTAAAAGATTTTCAACCTGATGATTATTTGTTGTTAACAGGTGATCCTGCTATCATAGGTGTTGCATGCTCTATTGTTTCTGATATGACTAACGGTAAATACAATCTATTGAAATGGGATAAACAAGAAAGAAAATATTATCCTATTAAAATTAATCTATACGAGAAAGGAGAAATAGATGATTAACTTTGAAGAAGACCAAAGACAAGATTTGAATAATGTTAATGATGCAAAATCCTTGTCTGATCAAGTTGTTAAACTAAAACAATTAGAGGACGACTTAGAACAAAAAGAAAAAGAATTAAAAGAACTGAAGAGGCACATTGATTTAGTATCAGGAGAGGTCATACCTACCATGATGCAAGAGATGAACATCTCTACATTGAAACTAGCAGATGGATCTTCAGTTGAAGTAAAACCAGTTTATGGTGCTTCTATTTCGGCAGCGAATAAAGAGGCAGCCTATACATGGCTTCGGGAAAACGGCCTTGGTGATCTTATTAAAAATGAGATTACAGTTTCTTTTGGTCGTAACGAAGATAACAAGGCATCGCAATATGCGATCCTTGCGCAAGGTCAAGGGTATGAACCTGTCCAGAAACTAAAGGTTGAACCCATGACACTTAAAGCATTGGTCAGAGAGCGTCTCGAGTCTGGACAAGAAATGCCCTCTGATCTTTTTAACGTGTTCTCAGGAAACAGAACCAAAGTAACAAGGAGCAAATAAACATGAACCAAGTAACAGAGAAAAAGTCTGCACCACTTCCAACAAATATATTTGAAGATGATGCAGCAAAAGGTTTGGGTGCAATAGGTCAAGAAGATCTAGCCCTTCCTTTTCTTAAAATCCTAGGACAACTTTCACCAGAAGTTAATAAACGTGATGGTAAGTATGTTGAGGGTGCAGAACCTGGAATGATTTTTAATTCAGTAACAGGTGAACTGTATGACGGAGTAAAAGGTATA